CGTCCGTTCTGGTAGATATACACCTCGTCGATGTTTCCGTCGCTGTCGGGCAAATAATAGGCTTCAACCTTGTAGTTACGGGGTTCGAGCCGGGCGATGACTTCCGGGTCGGGAAGGCGGAAATCCTTGTATTGTACCTTGAAATAGCTGTTGTTCCGTATGGTCGTGTTCGTGTGGAAGCCGATATACCGGTAAAGCACGGCCTTGTCCCACGGGCGGAGGTTCGGGTTCTGCATTTTGCAGAATACGTCCCAGCGGGTCATGCCGGGGTATCGCTTCTGATTCGGGTGTAGCTGGTTGTTATACTCGTCGATGGAGCGAATGTCGTCGGCCACCAGCTCGTCGTAGGTATAGCTCTTCACCTTATAGGTGTCGTTGTACTCGTCATATACTTTCTCTTCCTTCGGACGGTTCGCTTCCAGACGGGCCCACCAGCGGCCTATGCCCGCCTGCGAGCGTTTCTCCACGCCGTATTTCTTCTGGCGGTTGAAATGCTCCGCCCGCTTTTCCCGCGAGTTGCCGGGGTTACACCAACGGATCAGCGGGAACACCGTGCCGGCCTGCATCAGGCCGTCGGCGAAGTCCTTCACCAAGTGGTGCTCCACTTCCAGCTCCGCCGGTATGTACATGCCGTTGCGGTCAAGGGTCCGGAACATGTTGCGCATGCAGTCGAGGAACAGTTCGGCGGTTTTCAGCCGGTTGTAAGCGTAGCCCACCACGGCGCCGCTCACCACATCGTAGGCGTAGTAAGCCTTTACCCGGTTGCCGTCCTTCATCGGACGAGGGAGGTCACGGTCGTCGAGGGAGATCTTGCTGAGCGAATAGGCTCCCGTGTAGCGTAAATGGTACGGACGGTAGGCGTTGTTGAAGTCCCATTGGCTCATGTGATGTTTCGCCCTCAACGCCTTGTTCTTGGGATTGGTCAGATAGTTCGCCACCGTCTTGGGACTTAACACGATCGGGTTGCCGTTTTTGTCTGTAAAATCGGCAGGATCGAGTATCTCGCCCGTTTCCGGGTCAAATAATTCGCATTCTCCTTCCAGAAACAGGTTGTATTGTTCCCATACCGTCGTGTTATAGGGCTGTTCCGGTTGGGCGTCTATCGCCAGCAGCACCCGCTCGATGCCGTAAGTCACCTTGCGACGGTTCTGGTTCATGAACTTTCCGCTGATTAAGCTCTCATATCCCTGAGCCTTGAAATCCCACACGCGCCTCTTGAAGCGGTTGGCGCTGATCGGCAACGTATGCCCGAATTCGATTTGATAGTAACTGATCGCCCCCGCCATCTCGCCCCAGTTCACCGGGCCGCCCTTCATGGCTTTGCGCATCAATACCGTGTCGGCCATCAGCGCCAGTACACTCTCTATCACCGAGGCGTTCACCGTGTACTCCTGTATGCGTTCCGGAGGGAGCGTATTACCGTTGTCGAAACGGAATCGGGAATAGAACTCTCGTGCTTTTGCGTCGATGTGGAAGTGGCTGCCGAACCAGTTCCTGAGAATATCGTCTTTCATGTCCCCGTATTTTAGCTTTATCTTCTCCTGAAACCGAATGGGAAGGGTGGCCACTTCTACCAGAGCATAACCTCCCAACCCCCTTCCTGAACGTACCACATGGATTTGTCCCCGGGCTGCCAGCTGCTTATAATTGGCCTCTGACATGATGGGTGCAAGTTCTTCCTCGGAAAGCATCGACGGATGTACATCTTTCAACGCACGACTTCTGCTGTAGTCGCCCTTCCCATCGATGATGACGGGGCGGTCGTCGTATGTCAGATCGTGGTACGATATGCACAATATCTTTCCGTAGTATTCCATATCGCCTCCTCTTACAACACGGCTGCCATCTGTTCCACCTCGCTCTGCAACTGCATGAGGCTGCAAACGTCCAAATTCTCGTAATTCTCTTTCAGTCGGTCGTCCACGAACACGGATACATTCCCGGTCTCACTATACGCCACTATCTTTACACGTGACCCGAATCTCTGGGTCATCGTTTTTTCTCCCTCTTCGTAGGAAGTCTCGCACTTCGGTGCATAGCCGTCTGTCAACTTACCGCCGCGTTGCAGGGCGAGATGGCGTATCCGCCGGGCTTGGTCGCTGTTGCGCTGGAAGGTCAATGCCTGCCATACCGCTTGGCGCGAACACTGGAAGGTCTTTATCAAGAAGGCCTTAGTTTCGTTGTCTGTCAATATCTGCTTTCTCATTTGTCTGTTTATTTGGTGATTGTTATATTTGCGATTGTTTACAATAACTACATCATGAAACCGTCCGGAAAAACTCCCAAGAAATGGAGATTGAACTATGTGATTACATACTTGGATGCCGAAAAGGCAAATCGGTATCGCCAGTTTGTCCTTGACACCCTAATCAGTGCCGCGACATTGCGTAGAATTGACTACGCGATAGACATCGAAGCCCCATTGTTCGACGAAATTCACGATAAATTGCATACGCCTTTTCAAGGATTTGTCGCCGACCTTGTTCGGTTTCGTTCTTCTTCGAACTCTTTATCCTCGATAAAGGAGTTCCGAGCGATAGTCGACGGCCTGTTTCAAGACTATGACATCTTTTTTCGGGGTGATCCGTTCGAGGCTCAGAGTCAGCTCCAAAAATTCCTGAAAGAGGATCCTTTCCCGGAACAGTTCTGTCGCCCGCTGGCCTATCCGTATACGGAGTTCCATAACGGGAAAGAATCAACTCTTTGTATAACTGAGGAAGCTCTTCAAAAGATAATAGACGATAAAGAGGGTTCCCCGAAAAATTCTCAATGGCTTTCATAATCAAAGGCTGTCAATGGCTTTGGTTCGCATTCCTTCTTCGTTCAGAATCTCGTAAAGCCGGGTTCCCTTTTTCAGTTCCTCGCACAACACTTGTAATGCCTCCTCGCACACGCACGACAGGTTCTCGACGACGCGGCAGGTGTCCGAGTCGTTTCGCTCGTCCTCTGTCAGGATGCTCTTGATAAGCTCCAGCGTTTGGTCGGCGACATTCTGCATGTGTGTCACGTTGCCGATCAGCGTGCGCAGCTTCTGTTTGATCCGCGCCTCCATTTTTGTTGGATTCATTGTTGCTTTCATAACTTTAAGTTTTAATGGTTGGATTTTGTGGGGCATGGGGAATCGAACCCCAACGCAAAAACCATTGCCCCGTGTGTCTTTCCACACCGTCCGCCCGTCTCTTGACGCCTTCCGGGCTGTCACGCTCGATTTTTTATTATCCGGCGACATTCTCGTCTTTACCGATAAAGTCAAGGAACATGATAAACTTGCCGCGTAAATCCCGGATCAATTCCAGTTCTAAAATATGGGCAAGCTGGGTAGTGGCGCCGGTAGTATTTAATCGCAATTTTTCGCCAAGCAGGGTATTGGTAATGTTATTCACTTTATTTACCAAATATGACCGGATATCTTCAAGGCTTCCGGAGCTTACCACGGCTTTCAACTTGCGGTATTCGGAAAGTTCAAGCTGTACTTTATACATATCTTCCGCATGATCCATAAAAAATGACTCATAATCCTCATTCATGATTCGCGTATAGTTGTCGGCCTCTTCCAATAGGCCATCGATACGGCATTTCACCCGTTCGGCTACAAAATCCCGCTTTTTCATCATCGTTTCTTGATTTTCCATCATCTCACTTGTTAATAATAGGTTTCGGTTCATATTCTTTAATCTCTGACACTCGTTAATTTCAAGCCAATTTTGTATATTTGGCCGCTGTTTACTACTTAAACACTCTGCAAATACAAACAAGATTTCTCGTCTATGCAAGAAAACAAACAAGAAAAGTCGGCTATAAAGCAAAATATCTTGCTTTATTTATCGAATAAAGGGGTAACGTCCTATGAATTTTATAAAATATCAGGGGTTACAAGAGGTATTTTACAGCAAAGCAATGGTATTAGCGAAGATAATATTGCGAAATTTCTTGCCTATGCTCCTGATGTCAATATAGAGTGGCTGCTTACGGGAAAAGGGGATATGCTCAAGCATGCCTCAACCAATGTGGACTCTACTATTGTAACTCCGCTCGACAATACAGACCAGCCCAAAGCCATGCCTTTGGCGAACGTGTTGGGAAATATAAAAGTAAAACCAATTCCTTTGGTTACTGAAACAGCAGCGGCTGGCTTTGGTAACGGTCTCCTCTCTATTGAAGAAAAAGATGTAAAAGAATACTACGTTATACCCAAGTTTCGCTACTGCAATGTGGATTTCATGATCGAAGTATCCGGTCTTTCCATGTACCCGCATTTTAACCCCGGGGACGTGATAGCCTGCACTATACTTAAAGACCGAAAATTTTTACAATGGAATAAATGTCACGTCATTGCTACACGTGAGCAAGGTATTCTCGTGAAACGGCTTATGCCGAGTACAAAAGATGGTTATATTACAGTAGTGTCCGATAACAAGGAATATCCAGCTTTCGATGTACCGTTCGATGAGATAACAGGTCTCGCCCTTGTGGTTGGATCTGTCGGCCTTGAATAATAAGCCCCCTTAACAATTTGTATGGAGTTTACAAAAGATTTTATTATTAAAATTTTAATTCGTCTCTTTGAAGAAAAGAATTCTCGCAAGGCAACAGCGGAAGAAATATCGACAATACAACAGACGACCGAAGAGAGCTTTGGATCATCTGACGATACAACATCTTTTCACGGTGATGAAATTTGCCAATTACTCCAAGAAGAAGAAATTGACGAAGCAGCACATGCCATAAGAATAGTTATAGTCTGTTACGTCGAATCAATAAATGAAAGGTCTTTTTATAAAATAAAGCAAAACATTGCCTTAATTAAGGAATTTCACCCGAAAGTCTTAAAGTATAGCCAAACAGAGTTATTCTCTAAAATCGTAAAATACGCAAGAGAAGATATGTTTACCGGAGACTTGTGTATATTGGGAGACCAAACTCAATATTTAAATCTATTTGAGGAGTATACAAAGGATCCCAAAGCACTGTCATTGTCTCGTATAAAAGATAATAAACCTGAATTGGTTGCATACTTAGGCGGTCCGCAAGCATTTGACCTTTAATTTCCCATACTTTGTGTAGTCATCACACACTACCATAGTATCACATATAAGCCGCACGCACACTTTTTTCAATGTAATGCAAGTAAATATTTAATTTAATATATTGTAA